TGATAGAAAAAAGAATATAGATGCCTGGAAACAATCTGGTGGTGTCGGTGTAACACATGTTACGGCTGCAAAAACCATTAACGAAGTACAAGGGATCATAGATCTAGCCAATTACTTTCAATCGTAAATATAGTTGCTAATAAAGAGTCCTAGTAGTAAACTTTTATTACTAGGATTTTTTTTAACTTGTTTTATCGACTGACCTAGCAGACAAGCCAAGACGATAAAACCTATTTCCGTAGGAGGAAATTATGGCAAACACAACATTTAACGGTCCAGTAAGAGCCGAAAACGGATTTGAACAAATCACGGTTACAGCAAAGACTGGAGCAGTAACAACAAACTTCGACGTCGATTCGAGTGGTAATGTATCTGGTACAGGTACTATGAAAATGACTGGTGCTATGAACTATGTCAAAGACGTAGAAAGCCTTACAGCAGCTACAAAATCGCTAACCGCAGCAGACTCTGGTACTGTTTATTTAATAAACAGAGCAGCTGGTGTTGCAATAACTTTACCAGTAGCAGCAGCTGGTATTTACTATAAATTTATTATAGGAACAACAATTACTTCTAATGCTTTTTCACTAACCGGTGCCTCAGCAGTAGATATATTTGCTGCTTCATCTAACGTCCTTTTATGGGATAAAGATGCACCTAGCACAGTCAGCGCAAAACAATTTTATGCAGATGGCTCAGATGACGATGCTATGTCAATGAATGGTGGCACAACAGGAGGTTTCATAGGAACTGAGTTGCATTTATATGGTATTGGCACAGGCGGCCAAGGCAGTGCAACAGCAGTATGGCATCTAAGTGGTGTTTCCTATGCAGACGGTACTCTAGCTACTCCATTCGCGTAAGGAGTAAACTATGGCAACTAGATTAACTGGTTCAGATGTAAAGGCAGTCTTTTTGACTGCCGATACACAGGCCTTAGATGCAGATGGAATATCAACAGCTGCCGCAGTAGGCAATAACGCAGCACTTACAATAGGTGGTGCGCTTGCTTCTGGTGGTTCTTGTACTTTTGATGCAGGAAGGATCGTGACTATATTGTCAGCCGGGGATGATTCAAGTAAATCATTTACAGTGGTTGGCACAGATGTAAACGGCGATGCACAAACAGAATCTATAACAGGCGCTAATGCTGGTACAGCTACCGGATCTGCGTATTTTAAAACAGTAGCAAGCATTACAGCAGTTGGTAATCCAGCTGGTAATGTTTCAGCTGGTGTAAATGCTTCGGCCGCAGATGTAGTTTTTGCAGGTAGAACCAGATTACAAGGCGTAAATATGGTTTGCTCTGCAACAGCAGGCAATGTAGATTTTCTTAAAACTTCTCCTACCGGGACAAGTTTATTTAAGTTAGGAAGCGTAGCAAGTGCTACGGTTACTAGAGATATTACTGTACCAGATAACGGTTTGTTATTTGATAACGGGATATTCGTGCAGTATACGGTATCTACTTTTGGCACAATGACTGTTTTTCATGCTTAAAGGTGGCTACTAGAAAACCGAAAAAAGCGATACCTAAGACCACAAGAGGTAAAGGAGCTAATTACAGGGCCACTAAAAAAGGCGCTGGAATGACTAAGAAAGGTGTCGCTGCTTATCGTAAAGCGAATCCTGGATCTAAGTTAAAAACTGCGGTTACAGGTAAGGTAAAAAAAGGTAGCAAAGCTGCTAAGAGAAGAAAGTCCTATTGTGCAAGATCTTTAGGACAGCTTAAAAAAAGCTCTGCTAAAACAAGAAATGATCCTAATTCAAGAATTAGGCAAGCAAGAAGAAGGTGGAAGTGCTAATGGCAATATCAAGATCTCAAATACCAAAAAGTGTAAAGAACCCAGCTTTATATAAAAAAGCAAAAGCTAAAGCAAAAGCAAAGTTTGATGTTTATCCGTCTGCATACGCTAATGCTTACATGGTTAAAGAATATAAAAAGATGGGCGGTACTTACAAAGCTAAAGGCGGCGCAATCAAAAAAATAAATAAAGTTGTTAAGGGTTTGAAAAAAGCTAGCAATACACACGCTGCACAGGCTAAAACATTATCAACCATAAAACTAAAAGAAGGTGGGACAATTAAAAAATTAAAACCAATACCAGCTGACAACAAAGGACTTAAAAAACTACCCACCAAAGTTAGAAATAATATGGGTTTTATGAAAAACGGTGGATCAGTTATGGTCCAGGGCAGAGGCTGCGGTGCTATGATGCAAAGCAAACGCAAGAAGACCAGAGTACCACGTGGCTAAGCCTAAAGGCGGACTTACTAAATGGTTCAAAGAAAACTGGGTTGATATAGGATCTCCCAAGAAGGGTGGCGGGTTTGCTAAATGTGGTCGATCAAAACAAAAAGCCGATGCCAAAAGAAAATATCCAAAGTGTGTGCCTGCTGCAAAAGCAGCTAGTATGTCTAAATCACAAAGAAGATCAGCTGTAACACGTAAAAGATCTGTAAAACAAGGTGTCGGTGGTAAGCCTACAAATGTTAAAACATTTGCAGCTTCTGGTGGTATCATAAATAAAAGTAAGCCAGGCAACTCTGGTTTATACGGTAGATAAGGAGTTTACTATGAAAGGAAAAGGTACTAAGTACATGAAAAAAGGCGGTGCCATGAAAGGTACAAAATATATGGCCAAAGGTGGATCTATGAAAGGAACCAAGTATATGGCTAAAGGTGGCGCGATGAAGGGCACTAAATATATGGCCAAAGGCGGTGCTATGAAGGGCACAAAATCTATGGCTAAAGGCGGTTCTGTTAAGAAAAGAGGCGTAGCAAGAGGCATGGGTGCAGCAACAAGAGGCGGCGACTATACAATCTAAATAGGAGGATTAAATATTGTGGCGTATTTAATTTCAAACATACCGCAGTTCAAATGCTGGGTAAGAAAAGAATTTACAGCAAATCATTCTGCTTATCATGGCGAATATTTGCATGCTTTGGTTATAGCAGTTAATACTCTGCCCGACAGATCACTATCCTTTCAAGTGGTTTTTACCGGGTGTGAGATAGACGACATGGAAGATGAACCTAACGTACACGGCGGAGCTATGTGGGCCAGGATGCCAATACAAGCTCTTGTCGCAGACATCCCTTTAGAAGATTGGCCAGAACCTATGGAAGATCATTTGGCGCAGCCATGGGACTGTCTAAGTCATCATCATTCGGTGGTTGTTATGGACCGTGTTAGCTCTTCTCCGTGGATCTGTAAGATAGGCGGTGAGTTCGTGACTGGCAAGTATTTATTTACGGTAGATTACACTGAAAATTCAATAGCAGACGATCCTGCTCAACATAAGCAATCACATGTGTTATATTTAACAGACGCTGGTGAGTATACTGGTAACTTTGTAGCTTTACCTAACAATAGAGTTAGAGCTACGAACCCTGCTTTATGGCGTGTTGGAGAAGGAGCACCAGACTTTATGCCTTCTCAATGGACACATTCAGCAGAACAACATGAGAGTTATATGGATCCGAACATAACGTTTAACAATCTATACGCTCCAGAGGAAACAGAAGATGGCAACGAGTAATAGTAAAAATTTTGAACCAGATGTAGCTGAATATATCGAAGAAGCTTTTGAGCGTTGTGGTTTAGAGCTCAGAACCGGGTATGACCTTAAAACAGCAAACAGAAGTCTTAACATTATGCTTGCTGAGTGGGCCAACAGAGGCCTAAACCAATGGACCATTGCAGTTAAAACAGTTGACATGGTTTCTGGTACAGCTACATACAATGTAGACAGCACCAATGCTACAGCACCTATTGATGTGCTTGATGTATTTATTAGACAAACCTCTGGTAGTGAAACCACAGACGTACCTATGACTAGACTAAGCCGTGCTGAGTATTCACACGTTACAACCAAAACATCAACAGGTAAGCCGAATCAATTTTTTGTAAACAAACAAATTACACCAACGATTACAGTATGGCCAACACCAGATCTATCCAGCACTTACACAATTCACATGAACGTGCTAACAAGAATGGATGATGTAGACGCTGCAACAAATACTTTAGAAGTGCCTTTTAGATTTTATCCATGTCTGGCTGCTGGCTTGGCATATTACATTTCTATGAAAAAAAATCCACAAATGACTGCACAGCTCAAAGCAATTTACGATGAAGAGTTTAATCGTGCTTTATCACAAGATGAAGACAGAGCATCATTTAAAGTATCACCAAATCTAAGAAGTTATAACAGCGCATAATGGCTTTTGCATCTAACAAAAACGCTTACGGTATCTGCGACATTACAGGTTTTAGATACAGACTTAGAGATATGAAAAAGACTTGGGACGGTTTATTAGTAGGCGCAGATCAGTGGGATGCTAAACATCCACAGCTCATGCCCAAACCTGTGCCAGCTGATCCACAAGCTATCAAAAATGCCAGACCAGACACAAACGATGATAATACAAGGTTTTTAGTTTATAGTAGTGTTGGTGACGGCAAATTAGGATCTTTATTGACTACGTTTGAGGTAACCACTAGCATAGGTACAGTAACGGTAACAACAACATGAGTTTTACATTATCTACATTAAAAACAGCAGTCCAGGACTATTTACAGGTTTCTGAAACTACCTTTACTACACAACTAGATACTTTTATTAAAGAAGCTGAAAACAGAGTGTTTAGTATGGTACAGCTGCCAAACCAAAGAAAAAACGTTACAGGTACTCTGACCACATCAAATAGGTTCTTGGCCACACCGACAGATTTCTATGCACCTTTCAGTCTTGCTGTAGTAAGCAGCAATACTTACGATTATTTAGATTTTAAACATCCATCTTTTATTAAAGAATATTCACCAGGTACAACAACTGGTAAGCCAAAGTATTATTCTTTATTTGATGACACATCTTTCGAGGTATCTCCAATACCAGATTCTGGTTATACAGTGGAGTTACATTATTTATATAAACC